AACACTTATCGGGGAAATTGCATTAAATGCATCAATAGAAGTTGTTTGTCCCGTTCCACCATTATTTACTGAAAGAGGAGTTCCAAACCAATTACTATTATTAATAGAAGACAATGTTGATAGACTTCCAAGTGGAGGTAATCCAAGGAGACTTGTATATTGCCCAGTTGTTGCAACAGTTGCGAAAGATGGAATTTCAGAAAGACTATTATATTCACCAGAGAATGAAACTGGCGCAAATTGAATAAAATTATCATTTACTTTCTGAAAAGCAGTACGAATTGGATCTCCAGTACCATCACCAGGAGATGTTCCAACATTAATTAATTCTATTGTCATATATTAATATCCTATGGCAGTATAATATACACCTTGAATTCCAGTATTTGTTAAACCAGTATTAACTGCGGAAAATATAGATACTCCAGTATTACTTACTCCATTAGCTGATACTATAGCAGAATATACATTTGCAATTGGTCCAACAATAACTGAATACGGTGGATTTACGAATGAAGTATTAAAAACAACTGTATTTGATCCTGATGAATTAGTAACTACAGAACCAAAATTAATCTTCCATATTCCTATATGTAATGTTCCAGAAGTTGCTGTATTGGAGTAACTTGATGTAAGATAATTTGATAAATTAGCAATTAATTGTGCATTAGAAACAACATTTGTCGCCGGTAATCCTCCAACATATAATGCATTATTAGAATTTACAACGTTATCATTTACATCTATAGAAACAATTCCACCGGAAGATAAATTCACAGTGATGGTATTACTAAAACTTTCTAAAATCCTATTAGTCATTTACTTTTCCTTGATTAATAATCTTAATATTAAGATCCTATTACTAAATAATCACCATTTGAAACTAAAAGTTGTTCATCGTCTGTTAATAAATAGGTATACATATCATATGCCAAAATATCACCATCTGTTGTATCTATTTCTTGAAGATCTAAACTTTCAATAAAACTGTTTGTTGTTGTATATTGATCTACTGTAATAACATAATTATCAGAAGTAAGTAATATACTATCTGATGTATAAAATATAATAGCAGAATCCTGAACAATCGAAGAAGAAATTAAACTTACAGGAGATGGAAGCTCTCTTCTTACATTATACTTTCCAAAAAGCATATATCCAACAGGATGTGCCAGATTTTTAATAACACTTTCATATATATTTAGCATCATTTCAGAAATAATTTCATAAGAATATACTTGATAATAATAATCATCTTGAAGAACCATCACGTCATCCAAGAAACTTTGAGTATTATTCCAATATCCCACTCCAGTACCAGTTGTTCTTACAATTGCTTTTCCAAAAACCGCTGAATTATTATTTGCTTCTGACATAATAAGAAACTCATCAGGAGACCATCCAAAACCAGAGTCTAAAACTGATAAAGCAGTCACAATACCGCCAGTATTGCTAGCAGAAGCAGTTATACTAGCATCAAATCCCCAAAATCCCCCAATTCCATCATCTATTTTTAAACTATATATTAAAGGCTCTATAATAGAAATAGAAGGAGAAGATGCATAACCACTACCAGGATTTTCATTTTTAAGGAAAGAAATCGTTCCAATAACTTCAGTTACCGTAGAGAAGCTTTCTTGGATAATATCATTAAGATTATTAAATCCTACTACAGGAAAATAAGACCAATCTGTTAGTCTTGTACATGATGTCACAGTAGCAGTAGTTCCAGAAATATTTCCAGTAATTACCATACCAGGAACATAATATCCAATTGGATTTGTATCCATTCTATTAACACTTAAAACAGATGTATTAGAACCAGAACCAATAACAAAACAATTAGCAAAGACAGTTTGCACCGGATCAACACACAAAATTTCTATCAATGTATTATTATCATCACAAATTAACAAAGTTCCATTTACCAAATTTGCATTAGTTAATGCTGAATTATTTCCTGTAAGATATATGTCTTGGCCGTCAGCAAAATAAACAGTTAAAGGCGTAATTCCTAATGATGAATTGGAAATAGTTTCTCCATTAGATAAAGAAGTGAGAGTATGAAGTTCTTTAATATTTAAATGTAGACTTAAAGCATTACCATATACTATTTCATCATTTAAAAAACTAGAACTAGCATTAGTTATATCGACTTTAAAACCAGATGTTGACAAATCAATAACAGTATTATATAAACCATCAATAACATCAGTATTTAAACTTATAGTTTGTTGATTAGTTAGACCACCAATTTGAAAAGAAGCACCAGAACCACCCGTACCAGTGTTATCAATTGTTATGACTGCATTAGCACTAAAACCAAAACCACCATTTATTAATGAAAATGAAACTTTTCCATTTTCATTTCGTGTGGCAACAACTCTTGCCACACCACCTGTACCAGAACCAGAAATTTCAAGTAAATCACCAACATTAAAATTAATTCCACCATTTTCAACAGTAATAGTGGATAATGATCCAAGAACTAATGGAGCATTAATACCAGTCATCTCTGGAAAAGAATCACAATAAATAAACTCATTGAAATTGAAATCTTTTGTTAAACTTGAAAGATATAAAATATTAACAACTTTACCATTTATTATCTTTTTACTATAACTCTCAACAACAGCAGTACTACCAGAAGAACTTATTATTAATTTTCCATCTAATTGTCCTAAATATGGACTATCGTTCACTTCAATATATTTTGGTATTGTCCAATTACCATTGGATAATCTAAACATATATTGTCCTGGAGTATTAACCTCAATGCTTTGATTATAAAGCATTCTAAACAAAAGTTCAAAACTATCAATAGTTCCCTTAGAATTATAAAATTCTAAGGCATGTTTTACTAAAAAACGAGTATCTATTGATAAATTTTTTGGTATATTAACTAAAAACGTATCTTCAAAATATTTTAAAAACTTTGAAGAAGTTGTATCAATATCCCAATAAGAAGGAAGATTTCTAGACTCTGTTGTAATAGATCCTACATATTGTGAATTAGCACTTTGTTCAAGCCATTGGTAATATGCTTGAACAAATTCAATGAACATCGGCCCATCAGATTGATAAAACTGAGGAAATTCATATGGTATTAATGGAGATATTACTTCATCTATGATATTATTTGAACTCATGGTTTATACATAAACCTCCATCATAGTATCTTAGTTACGTTAATTGATGATTTTATTTCATCAATTTCTAATACTATCTCTCTTGTTCCATATAATTCCTCTGAAGATGGTTTTGCGCTTATAGAAATACCTTGTGGATTCATAAAATCAAATACATTTATACTTTGAATATAAAGAGAACCATTTGCATAATCTACTAATCCAGCATTAATAAAATTTTGAACATTATTAGTGCTTACTTGACTGAAATATAATGCATTGGAACTATTTACAATATTAAATGATCCATTAGAATTTGATCCATAAAATGTATTATTAAGAGGGTTAAAATCAGTAATTTTATAAGATTTTCCATCGCTTAATATAAAATCCGAACTAGATATTGTTCCAGGAATTATAGAATTATTAAAAGAAATTGTCAGTGTTTGAGGATAACCATTAGCAAATAAAACATTCTTATACATGGATAATGTAGTAGTATTTCCTTTTATACTATTATCAGAATCATCTATTTGTGCAGCAAATTTGGAAAGCATGAAATCTGCATTAAATGCTTTAAGATTATTAGAATTATAAGAACTAATAGATTGAAATATTTCTGTAGATATATCTACAGGAGATAATGATGTTTGTGAAAAATCAACATATGCAGTAATATATGGAACAATAAAGACATAATCTGTATTAATAAATTTAAGTGTTATTCCTATAGAAGTTTTAGAAGAAAGAAAATTAATTATGTCTGTTTCAATACTTTTTGAAAGAGGAGCGCCTGAAAATGTGGTACATGCAATAAAAACTGTACCATATTGAATTGAACCAAAAATGTCTTCTCCACCAAATACACTTACATCTTTTACTTCTGGAAAATTCTGTGTAATCAAATCTTCAAAATCAAATGCTGTTATGGCACGATTTTGAACTTGATAATTTCTTGGTGCTCTAAATCTTATAGATTCTATACTTTCAATATCGGCCCCATCTGATGATGGATCAACAACATTAACGACAGAAGAAATATTTCCACCATTTACAAGACTTAAATTTTGAGCTAAAATAAGTTTATTAACACCATTTCCAAAGGAACCATTAGTTACTCTATAAGAAACATTAATAACAGAAGCATGTGGAGGCACTATTCCAAAAATTCCATCTCCAAAAGATATCTCATAAAGAGAACCAGGATCTTCTTGAACAAAATATACAGCAGAATTAGAAACAAGACCATGAAGATTAGTTTTTTGTAAGAAAGGAGTAGTAACATCAGAAGTAGTAACAGAAACATTAATACTTGTATCATCTACATTTAAGTTAGAAAGAACAAATTTCTGATTTTCAATAGTATTATCAACAATAAATGTTTCTGTAAATATTTTTCCTTCATAAACATGAACATTTGATACATTATATTGAGAACCAGCAGATAAAACAGTGTATGTTTGATCTGTTACAAAAGAAAACATTCCATTTGAATTAGTTCCAGTAAACATAGTTCCAGAAGGAATTACTAATGTTCCAGATAATCCAGAAGTATTAAATGTTAAATTTAATGTTGCGACAGAAGAACGTGATGATCTTGGAATATAATTAAGTTCTTTTGCAATAGAAACAACAGAATCTCTTAATTGCGCAGTGCTTAAAAATGCCTCAGAACCAATCATATTTAAGTAAAAAGAATTTAAATATGTATTATATGAAAGTATATCTAAAAGAACATTTATATTACTTCCAGAAAAATCGAAATCTTTGAATATTGTCTGCGAACCAAGAAATTTTATAAAATTTTGCTTAAGTGAATCAAAATCTAAACTTGTTAATATAAGAGAACTATTAGCTGGCATGATAATTTTCCTTACAATTTTTTCCATGCCACCGTTTAAAATGTGCAGGTTTGAATTTTTTATTACAAAATATACATAATATATGTTCAATATTTAATTGACGCTCTCTCATAATACTTTTAGTTTCTTCGGTATGAGTATGTCCTTTAAAATGTGTATTTCCTTTCAATTTTTCTGCTATTTTTATTTTAGTTTCTTCAGTTACAAATATTATTTTAGTAGTTACGTCATAGCCATAAATTTTAATATGATTTTTCCAATATTTACCAGAACCTTTATACTTAAATGGATCTTGTATTGTTTGTCCTAAATATTTTAAACCACAATGATTACACATTTTAATGTATAAATATATCATATGCTGATACTCCTCTTTGAAAAATTATAGTATTAGAGACCATGGATATTGCCGTATCGTGATGGTCATTACTATTTATGTAAAATCAACGAATTTTGGTCAAGAATAGTGTAAGTGTAATAGGATTCGGATTATTAATTAAGGAATATTTTATTGTTACTTCAAGTCCATTTTTATCAGAAGAAGCAGGAGTTGTTAAACTATTAACAGAGTCTGGATCTTGGACAATCACATTTTGTAAGAAACAACGAGGCTCATTTGACGTAATAGTTGCTGTTATAGAATCTCTTAAGAGATTTATTAAGGGTATTCCTGACAATTCAAATAGAGAACCAGTAACATTACAACCTAAAGATGGTTGAAAAAATCTTTCTCCATAATTTGTAAAAACTAGATTTCTTATAGACTGAGATACATCTTGTTCATTTGTAATTAATGCAAGATTTTTGCCAAAAGGAGTCTGATTAAAGTTATTAGTAAAATCACTATAATAAGTTAATTTGTTTTTTAAATTTGTATAAGCATCAGCTCTATTAACAGTAACTACCAACAAATATCTCCTATTTTCCCTTTAATAAAACATTTCTATAATCCACACCAGAATTCATAGACATAATTAATCCAGCCGCTTCGAGATAATTTTCTACCCATATTACTTTGCCTTTTCCATAAGACTCATAAACTTGTCTTGGATAGACAAAATCTTTACTACTAAAACAAGTTGTATTTTCTTTTACAATTATTACAGGAATATTATGTTCTATACATGCCTTATGTGGTCTTCCCCAACAACCTTGAGGTGAAAGTAAGAAATCTACATCTTCAACAGATAACCCAGATGATTTTATTAAGTTTAACTTCGGTGCTCTGTGTAATCCTTTAAAAACACAAAACATAAAAGTTGAAGATATCATTTCTGGTGCCATTGTTTTCTTCACGGCTATATTTTCAATCAAGTTATATGTATTATTTGAATGATTATAATCATGTTCTCTTGGTCCATGTGCAACAGGCTTGTTTATTTT